ACGATGTTTACTGTACCGACTAGGAACATCGCTAGATGGTCTTTGTTGTATGCTTATAATGGAACATCCTCTGCTAAGAACTTCAGAGCATGGTGGTACGACTCCTCCGAGAATGTAGAGATTCCAATTGTATACGATTATCCTCTTGCTGCTAAGTCATTCTTGAAGTTTGATGGCTCAGAAGTTATCCTAGACGAAGGAGATGAAATTCGTGTGTTCATTGAATCAGGAGCTACTCAGCCTGGTTGTATTATTACTGTAGAATTAGAACAACGCAGCACCGTACAGCAATACCTATAAGGAGATTTAAATGAAGAAGACTAAAGCAGAAAAGAAGATTAGTAAAGTTATGCGTGAGTACAAAGCTGGTGAACTCAACATCGGTAAGTCTCCTAAGAAGGTTACTTCACGCAAACAAGCAGTTGCTATCGCACTAAGTCAAGCTGGTATGTCTAAGCCAATGAAGAAGATGGGTGCTAAGCGTGGCTACTAAGCCTGGCTTGTATGCCAATATCTGGGCAAAGCGTAAGCGTATCGCTCAAGGATCTGGCGAAAAGATGAGAAAGGTAGGCTCTAAAGGAGCTCCTACGGCTAAAGCTTTTAAGGAAGCTGCTAAGACAGCAAAGAAGAAATGATTAAAAAAGGTAAAGAAACATTCTCTGGCTACAATAAGCCTAAGCGTACTCCTAATCATCCGACTAAGTCCCATGCTGTATTGGCTAAGTCTGGTACTCAGGAGAAGCTTATTCGCTTTGGTCAACAAGGTGTAAGCGGAGCAGGTTCAAACCCTAAGACCCCAGGAGAGAAGGCTAGACAAAAGAGCTTCAAAGCTCGCCATGCTGCGAATATCGCTAAAGGTAAGATGTCTGCTGCGTACTGGGCTGACAAAGTAAAGTGGTAGGGTATTGACTTTTAACCAATTTTATGGTATAATATATTATGGCATCAATGAACTATATCCAACTTGTAAATGACGTACTCGTCAGGCTGCGTGAGCCAGAGGCTTCCTCGGTTTCTGACACTGCCTATGTCAAGCTTATCGCTAAGTTTGTCAATGATTCTAAGCGTGTTGTAGAAGATGCTTATAACTGGAATAGCTTGACTGAGACACTCTCAGCAGTAACTGCTCAGGATGTGTTTAACTACGTTTTAGTAGGCTCAGGTCAACGCTTTAGGGTTATCGATATTATCAACGATACCACCAATACATTTGTAAATCTAGCTGCTACAAAGTGGATGGATCAGCAGTTCTTAATGACTACTCCGCAGAAGGGATCTCCTCAGTATTATAACTTTAACGGTACTGACGCTAATGGAGATACACAGGTAGACTTATATCCTATTCCTGACGGTGTATATAATATTCGTTTTAATATTATCAAGCCACAAGAGCCATTAGCAGTTAATGCTGACATTCTATTAGTACCTCCTGAGCCAGTGATCTTAGGAGCATTAGCAAGAGCTCAGGCAGAGCGTGGTGAAGACGGTGGAGTACAGGCAGGAGAGACCTATCAACTCATGCGTCAAAGCTTAGCAGATGCTATTGCCTTGGAGTCTGGTCGTTACTTAGAAGAACAGCAATGGGACTGGGTCTAAATGGCAAGTCAATTAAAGACAGCCTCGATAGCAGCTCCTGGATTCTACGGATTAAACACTCAAGAGTCTAGTATTACATTGTCTTCAGGATTTGCTCTGAAGGCACAGAACTGTGTTATTGATAAGTATGGTCGTATCGGTGCTCGTCGTGGATGGACACCAGTAAACACCACTGTCAACACAGACTTAGGTGCAGGTAATCCAGTAGAGTTTTTATTTGAAGTAGTTACTGGTGGAGGAACTGATCTCCTCAGTGCTGGTAACAATAAGTTATTCGTAGGATCTACTACGATGACTACAAAGACAATACGCAACGCAGATAACAGTGGTAATGCTACATACACGATCACTGCGAATAACTGGCAAGGTGCTGCTCTGTCGTATGGCGATGTAAGCGATTTCCAGCCACATGTCTATTTGGCACAAGCTGGTCATCCAATGCTAGTGTACCATGAACTGCCAGTCTCAGGTGGTGCTTTTGATGCACACGATAGCGGTACATTCGGGTATCAACGTGTAGGAGATGATGCTAAGCTACCATCTAATCACAGCACTTCTACATTTATGCCTAGCTGGGTGTTATCTGCTTATGGTAGAATTTGGTGTGGTGGTATTAGTGGAGACACACAGACAGTATATTTTAGTGATCTCTTAGCAGGAACAGACTTTAAGAACGGCTCTGCTGGTTATTTAAACCTACAAGAAGTATTACCTAACGGTGACCCAGTAGTCGCTGCTGCAGCACATAACGGATATATTATATTCTTTGGTAAGAAGAACACAGCTATCTATGCTAATCCTTTAGACACTGCTGCGTTAACATTAGTAGAAGTATTAAACAATGTAGGGTGTATTGCTCGTGACTCAGTACAGAGTTTAGGAACAGATGTGTTGTTCTTGTCTGACGCAGGAGTTCGTAGTCTACAGCGAGTCATCCAAGAGAAGTCGCTACCAATGCGTGACATCTCTAAGAATGTGCGTGATGATCTTATGGCTGCTGTAGCTTCTGAGACAGACTTGACTAAGATCAAGAGTGTGTATTACGAGCGTGATGCTATTTATTTATTAACGCTGCCTACCACTAAGTTTGTATACTGCTTTGATACTAGAGCTCCTCTACAAGATGGCTCAATGCGTGTAACGATTTGGGATAGTATCGAGCCTAAAGCTTTTGTAGTAACACAGAATAAAGATTTATATGTAGGTAAGCCAGGCTATATTGGGAAATACTACGGACACTCTGATAATAATACAGCGTATCGTCTGCAGTATTATACCAATTACTTTGACTTTGATGCTGCTACTGGCATTAAGATTCTAAAGAAGATTGGCTGGGTGTTAATTGGTGGTACTAATCAATCAGTAGCTGTGAAGTGGGGCTTTGATTATAGCGAAGGCTATCAAGCTACTACTTATAATCTAGATACTGCTGTGGTATATGAATATGGTATCGGTGAGTATAACATCGCTGAATATACCTCAGGCATTGTTTTAGATCGCTTTAGTGTTAATGCAGGTGGAGCAGGTACAGTAATTCAGTTAGGATTAGAAGCTGACATTAATGGTAATCCGTTATCTATCCAAAAGATTGACGTAGGAATTAAACAAGGGAAAACAATAGTATGAGTAACTTAGCTCTTGTACACGATGTTGAGTCTTCGTTTACTAAAAACTGTGCAGATTGCGGAAAGAGTTTACCGCTGAAGTGTTTTCATAAAAACGCTCAACAAACTAGCGGATATAGTTGCTATTGTAAAGGATGTACAAAAGAACGCAATAAACAAAAATATTCTAAATCATCCGAAGATCATACTTGGAAATTAAAACAAACATTAAAAGTAAGTAAAGAACGAGCAACTCGTAAGAACTTAGAACATACTTTGACATTAGAACAATTAATTGATTTATATCCTGTAGATAATAAATGTCCTATATTTGGAATTGAACTACAGTGGGGCTTTCCTAAAGATAGTAGTCCTAGCTTAGATCGTATTGATTCTAGTAAAGGATATACATATGAAAATTGTCAAATAATATCTAACAAAGCGAATAGACTAAAAAGTGATGCAACTCCTCAAGAGTTAGAACTATTAGTAAAATATTTAAAGGAGAATCATGTTGTCTAATTATGTAAAAGCCACTAACTTTACAGCCAAAGACAGTTTACCTTCTGGTAATGCTGGTAAGATTGTTAAAGGTACGGAGATTGATACCGAGTTAACTGCGGTAGCTTCTGCTATTTCATCTAAAGCAGATATTAATAGTCCTGCCTTTACAGGAACTCCTACTGTTCCTACTGCTACGGCTGGTACAAATACAACACAAGCAGCTTCTACTTCATTTGTAACAGGTGCTATCACTGCTCTTAACTTATGTAATATGTCTACGCAAGCAAAGACTGCTGTGGACATTACTGGCGGTACGATTGTAGGTATTACTGACCTAGCAGTCGCTGATGGCGGTACTGGTGTATCTACGATTGCAGCCAATGCTGTTGTCTTAGGTAACGGTACTTCTGCAATTCAAACAGTAGCTCCAGGGTCTAATGGTAATGTGCTAAAGTCTAACGGAACTACTTGGACATCTGCTGCTCCTACTGTTGTGTCTGGTTTAGGACTAAACGGAGAAGTATGGAATGATGTTACTAGCTCTCGTGCATTAGGAACGACTTACACAAATAGTCGTGGTTATCCTATTATGATTTCTGTATATGGCAGCGGAGCAGGTGCATCGGATATTCAAATAACTGTCAACGGAACTAAGATCTATCATAATAATGCACAATGGAACGGAGCAGGTGCTATCCCAGGTGGTTGCTTAATTATTCCTAATGGTGCTACTTATTCTGTAAGCCTAGCATCGTCATTAGTAAAGTGGTTTGAGTTATATTAATGAAGACTCCAGTAGTCTTGCGTGATGACTACACAATGTACTTAGAACTTCATGACGGAGCATTATGGTTTCATACAGATGTACATAAGTGGTCGCAGGAAGTAAAGAAGAAGTACTTAGAAGATTTAGATACATTGCAGTACTTAACTAATGTTCCTTTATTAGCATTAGTCGAAGAAGAAAATACTAAGCTTGCTAAGTTTGGATTAATAACAGGATGGGATGTATTAAAACCAATAGAAGTTAACGATAAGAAATACACTATATTTATTAGGAGCAAAACATGGGCGGTATAGTTAGTGCAGTATTAGATCCCTTTACAGGGGCTAGTGGGGTACGAAAAGCAGGAGAACAAGCTGCAGCACAACAGCGACAAGCTGGTATAGATGCTGCCAATGTCTCTGCATTCCGTCCTGTAGGAATGACTACGAGATTTGGTACGTCTCAGTTTACTCGTGAGATTGATCCTCGTACAGGAACTCCTTACATTTCCAGTGCTGGTTATACAGCAGCTCCTGAACTTGCTGGGATACAAGAACAACTCTTTGGTAGATTCGCTCCTACACTAGCACAAGCCGAACAAATGCAAGGTCAGTATGCTCCACTGACTCCTGCTGCTCAACGCTTGTTTGGTTTAGGTGAACAATATCTAGCAACATATCCAGAGCAAGCTGCTCAGGATTACATTACAAGTCAACAAGCTCTCTTAGCTCCAAGCAGAGCTGCTCAGTTATCTGGTGTTCGTGGTAATCTTTTTGCTCGTGGTCGTGGTGGCTTAGGAGTTCAGACTGGTACAGGCGCTGCTCCTGCATCTCCTGAGCTACAAGCATACTATAATGCCTTGGCTCAGCAAGATCTACAGTTAGCTGCTCAGGCACAACAAGCAGGACAACAGCGTACTATGTTTGGTGCTGGTTTATTTGGCACTGGTGCTGGACTCCTCGGTACACAAGTACAAGGACAAGCTGGTGCTTACGCTCCGCTACAAACTCAGTTAGGATTGTCAGGTCAAGTAGAGCAGATGGCTATGCAGCCTTATCAATTAGGTTTACAATTAGGTCAAGCTCAGCAGCCTGGTCAAACAGCAGGTGCTCAGATGTACAACCAAGGAATGCAACAAGCAGCAGCTACAGAGTTTGCTGGTAAGCAAGCTGAACTAAATCGTCAATCTCAATTCCTAAGCAGTTTAATCGGGGCAGGTGCAATGGCTGCTTCTGGTGGTGCTTTCGGAGGAGCAGGTGGTGGTTTATTCGGAGGAAATGCAGGAAGTGGCTTTGGAGGATTAGGTAATTGGTTAGTACGTCAGTCTAATCAAGCTTCTCCAGGTTTTGTTGGTGCACCTTATTAAGGAAATATTATGGGACAACCAGTTAATCCATTATTAGGAAATACTCAAGCATTGCTCGGAGCAGATCCTGAGCTTTATCGTCAACAACTAATCCAAGCTGAACAACAGCGTATTGCTGCGTTACCTGCTCAGAATCAATTAGGAGCTCAGCTCGGTACATTGCTTGGTCATGGTTTAGTTAACGTAGCACAAGACCGTGGCTTCTTTGAAGTTACTAATCCTGTATTACAGAGGCTTACTACTATTCAGAATGTATATAACACTGCTATGCAGTCTGCTGATCCTAATGATCCGTTATCTTTCTACAAAGAACTGCAAACCCGATTCGCTGAAGCTGGTCTAGGTCAACAAGCACTGATGGCTACTCAAGAACTACGCAGAGTAGAGTCAGAAGCAGATAAAGCAAGAGGTGAGAAGCTTCGTAATCAAGCTCTTGAGACTGAAGTATACACCAAGAATCCTACACTGTTGGATGAGCAGATTGCTAAGGCTCGTTCCGCAGGTAATGATCAACTGGCTAACCGTCTTGCTGAACAGCGTGGTCAGATTCAACTTAACATTGACCGTACTCGTCAGAAAGAAGACCTTGATATGCTTCTTAAGCAATCTAATATTAAAGTCAATGAAGCTCAGATTGCTAAGATTAAAGCAGATGTAGACGCAGGTAAGGTTACAGTACAGACAATTCCTGATGGATTTGGTGGTGGAACTGTTATTGTTATTGATAAGAAAGGCGATAAAGTTAATGAGTTTAAAGTAGGAGGCTTACCAACTGGAGGAGCTCCCGCAGCACCTGCTTCTAAGCCAGCCACAAGTGGTGGTCGTCCAATGAATACAGAAGGTTTTAAAATACTGGAAGTTAAGTAATGCCGACTTACACAATTCAAGCGTTTGACGGCAAGATTATTACTCTTGAAGCACCTGAAGGAGCAACTCAGGAGCAAGTAATTGCTGCAGCTCAACAACTATATCAACCTCAGTACGGAGTAGGAGAAACTATTGCTCGTGGTTTAGAGCGTGGTGTTACTTCGTCTATTCGTGGAGCAGCTCAACTCTTAGGAGCTCCGTCTGCTACAGTTCCTGCTGAGGAGCAAGATGCTATAAGCCAAATGCAAGGCACTCCGCTAGGTGAGCAACGAACCAGCTTAGCAACTCCTGATCAACTTCAAAAGACTGACATACAGCGTGAAGCAGAATTCCGAGCTATGGCTGAGCAGCGTCCTGTAGCAGCATATGGATCACAGATTGCTGGAAGTCTTTTAGATCCTATTAACTTAGTTCCTCTCGGAGGAGTTCGTACTCTAGCACAAGGTGCTCGTAA